TAACTGCTGGTTATTTTGCAGAAAATCTCACAAGAAGTTTTTTCGGTTTAGACCCTTTACCATTCCCTAGAGAATTAGAATTTTTACTTGGTGAAGATGGAATATTGAAACAAGGATTTCTTAACTATTTTGGATTTACTAGAGCTGCAAATGCTGGTCAATTTTCAGCAAGTTCAATCGGATATGGTGGGGGTCTTGGTGAGGGAATGTCACCACAAACTGGACAAATGATAGGAACAGTATCTCCTCTTGAGAATCTCAGTTCAATGGGTATGGGTCGTTTAAGTAGTTTGAGGGTTGGTACTGTGGCATCTAATGACATCCAATTTGGAAATACTGCTATTCCACTAATACAACCAAATGTACAAAATAATGTTGCACCAGTTAACGTAGATAATTCAAGTGTTCAAAATGTTACTAATGTGGTTAGAACTTTAAGTAGAAGTGGAGATGGTTTCACTAGTCTTGCACTACAAAATTATGGTAGTAGGGCTTTACTAGCATAACATCTCCACTAATATTTTATTTAACCTTCACTCGCAAGTTTTTGAAAGTAGTCCATAGTATCTTCGTCACTATCTGACTTGACCTCTTTGGTATCTACCTTTGGTTGTGCGATAGGTTCGTCTACCATTTCTTCCTCTACATTACCAACTGATACTGTACCAGAAAGAACTGCATCTAAACGAGTCTTGAGTTCTTCGTAAGACTTGAAGTTTGTGGCTGCAGTAAACTCATTAAGTGGATACTGTTTTTCCCAAACCTTTTCAATCTCTTCATCATTATCAAATAGTTTAGTCTTTGCACCAAACTCTGACTTGTCATAGTTCCAGTAACCATCTACTTTACGAATTTTAAGTTTAAAGTTTGCACCTTCCCAAAAATCAAAAGGATTGATAGGTGTTTCATCTTCAAACTCTGGTTGCATTGCAGCCATAAGTTTATCAAAGATTTTCTTACCATATCTAAACAGGAATACTTTTCCCTCGTTCTCTGGGTGTTTAGAGTCCGATACAACATAGATATTTGAGTAATATTGTAACTTTCTCTTTTGTTTTCTTGCAATCTCTTTATCAGACTCAAGACCAGAGTTCCAGAGTTTTGTATTATACTCTGACACAGGGTCTTTCTGTCCAACAGTTGTCAAACTGTTTTCGATATACCATTGACCTGTAGGGCCTTGAAATGCATGATTCCAAATCTTCGCCCAAGGCAAGTCTTCACCTTTGACAGATGGAAGAAAACGAATAACTGCATAACCATTACCAGATGCATCTAGTTCTGGTTTCCACAGACGTTCATCTTTATATGATTTTTTTTCTTGAGGTGCAGAATCTTCTTTTACTGCATTAAGTAGTTTGTCTAGAGAATTACTTCTCTTTAAAGTATCTAACGACATATTTTTCTCCTTGTGTTAATATATGTTATCGTATGTTTCGTATGTTAAATTATTGAAAGAAAAGTTTTGTGTATCGTGTTGAGGTTCAGCCCAGATAAACTTCGTATCCTTAAACTCATTGAATATGACTTTCATCTTTTCTTTCTGAACGTCAATCTTCCACTTACTTTCTTTCGCATCAGAGTTCTCATAATTTTGAGTTCCCTTATAGATGTTATTTATAATACCTTTTGATGGGTCTAAATCAAACCCTAGTAAATAAACTTCATCATATCCCTCTTGACACGCAAGATGAATTGCTGTTGTCCCAGAGTCCCATTCTCTGGGAAAATCTATTGGTGTAACCATATCTTCTTCGTCAACCCAAATAATATATAAACCATTATCAGTTCCACCAGAGTTGATTACACAATTTTGTCTATGTGGCCCTTTTCTATTTTGATGTATAATACCAGTTTTATTTTCTTTAATTAATTTATCCACTAATATATTTTCATCACCATCAAAATATGCTGGTATTATGTTCCAATCTCCAAACCAACATTTATGTGCATGGGCATATCCAGACTCATAAATCTCTAATTGCATACCATAGTCTACAGAAACGAGGTTCATCACATCAATGTCACGATATATCGCATTACAACCCCATGTAACATACTCATCATTTGGAAACTCACCATAAAGATAGTGACCTATTCTTGACTCCCCATTTCCGTAGACTATGGCTTTCCTCATTAGTTCCTCTCGGAACTATGTCTGTTTGGTGGTCTAGGTACAAACCTTCTTGGTTGATAACCCTTTGGCCAAACAGGAGTTTTGGACGCAAGTTTTTTTACTCTCTCTGAGAGTTCGTCATTGTGTTTTTGTAACTCTGCACAATCGTACTGCAAAGACTTGACTTGCTTTTCTAGTTTTTGTATAACTAGTTCTTTGGGCATTTCCATACCACTACTCCATATTAGTTAAGTTTATGAGAATCATCTTACACTCTTTTTTGTCAAATGTCAAGAGTTTTTTGTAATTATTTAAAAGTATTTTTACCTTAGGCCATATCATATCATCTTCCATTTGTGTATCCCACTTTGAGGAATAATCCATAATCTTATCAAGTATGACCATAGTTTCTGCTGATACTCTTTTACCAAGATATTCTTTGAGAAGTTTAGGGTGAGAACCTTTTGGTACTGTGAATAATTCTTTACCCTCAGTTTTGAAGTCACTTAAAAGTGGTGTCACCTCTTGTTCAAATATATGTGTCAATCTTTGCATTTTATATTTCCACTCATCATAGTTACTATCGTTGAAATTACCGACCCAACCTTTTGAGTCTTTGACAAAATTTGCGAGTAGATATTCTTTAATCTCTGTGTCATTATATTTTCTAGACAATTTAACAAAAAATATTCTATCATTTCTTTTCCAAAAACTTTCTCTTGATACTTTTGATTTACCATCATACTTTGAGAAATCATAATCACCTGTACTAAAGTGAGCCTTCATTGCACAGTATGTTAGATATACATCAATAGGTTGCATCAAATAGGTAACTTCGCCTGTTTAGGTATGAAGTTTAAATCTCTTGCATTTGCTTCTATTTTGTCTTTTAAACTTTTTGTGATGAGTCTCGCAACTGAGTCTGGTTCTATCTCTTGTATTCTACAATGTTCTAGAACTGCTTCCATATGTGTGATATTTTTTTCTTTTGCGATTTTTTCTACTTCTAGTGAAAATGATTTTGACGATTGCATATACTTCTCCATAATATTAGTGGTGAGTATTCTGTTGCTAGGAACTCACCGAACCCCATGAGATTAAGCAGCTAGTGCATAATCCTCGATTGCAAAGTTATCGTTTGCATTTAAGTAATGGTCTATTTCGCAACCAACCGATAATTCTACTCGCATCTATACTCGCCAGTCGATCCTATTTCGCCCCCTAAGTCGAGACTATTATTCGTGTTCTCCACCAACATCATCTGCATCAAGAGTAATCTTTTTACCATTTACCCACATATTTTGTCTTGAACGACTTGTACTGTGGTATCCATCTTTTCGTATAAAGAATGATGGTCTGTTCTCTGCAAGTTTAAATGTACCTACTGTAATCGCAATCCCAGCGATAAGTAAAGTATGTGCAAGAGTTGATATACCAAATACTGTTATGGAACTGCACCACATACTAAAAATTATACACCACATCCATGCGAGAACTTGCATCACCATATGTCTGGTTTCCAAGTCTGGTATATTGCATAGTGGGTTCACACTACTATCCATTACTGAGTTCCAAGTATTGTATATTATCTCTCTCATATTTACTCCATCATTCCTCTTCTACCACTCAAATATTTTGGTATCTTGTCTTGTTGTTTCTTGTCATAGTTTCTAAACCATTCTAATATTTTTCGTATTATGAACATTTCATCTCCTATGTTTTGGTGGAGGCGTTGGGTATCGCACCCAAGTCCTGTCCGATTGTCGAATTGTATCAACAAATTATGGTTCTATTTATAACATACTTGTTTTGGTTTGTCAAGTCTAAACACCAAAACTTTCACCACAACCACATTGTGCTTTTGCATTTGGATTTATAACTTTGAGATAAGAACCACCAAGTTCTTTTACATAGTCTACTGTACAACCCATAACAAACATTTCAGCCATTTGGTCTAAAACTAAAAGGTCATCTATGACAGTTCCATTCTCATCATTATCTACCATATCCCATTTGTAAGTGAAACCAGAACAACCACCACCATTGACCGATAAGTATGCATACTTCTTCTGATACGAATCAACCATAGATGATAGATAGTCTTTAGCTTGCTCTGTCAAGTTTATCATTTTCTTCTTCCCAATCTTTAGTAAAGTTATCAATAGACTCTACAAGTAAAGGTATATAGTCATATTTATTTTTTACAAACTCTTGCACGACACCATCTTCTGTTACGACTAAAATAACAATCTGTTCGATAGGTGTTCCAGTTTGTTCTTCAAACATCTCTGCATATGCAGATGCTTGTATATAATAGTTTTCATTATACTCATCAGTACGTTCTTTCGTAGATGTTTTGAAATCTATGATAGATAGTTTACCATCATACTCTGCGATACAATCAACACGACCAGCAACTCTATATTTACGAGAGAATAGTGAACATTCTTGTGAACGTATATTATCTATTTTTTCTAGAACAGTTTTCTTTAATTGTTTGAAAAGACAATATGGTAAAAACTTCTTTTCATGTTCTTTCCATTTGTCAGGCCAATCTATAGGATAATTATTTAAATAATCTTCACACATATGATGGACAGCAGTACCACGATTTGCAGATACCCTTGCAACATAGTTTGCAACCTCATCACC